GAGCTTCTCGAGGGTGGAGGAGCTACTGCTGTTGATGCGTATAAGTCGGTTCAGGGATCCCTATATAAGCCAGCAATGGGCATGGGCTATAGAGATACCGAAGTAGCTGCTACCTCTAGGGCCAGGGGTGTAATGGCTATTCAAAATTCAAGACTCAATGCTAGGTCGGTTTTAGGTAATGAAGCAGCTGGGCTTTACTCGCACTTTGGGTGAGGTATAATTTGTAGATGGGCATTTTATCTGAGAGCACAAAAAACTTTAGAGAAGAGCTCCAACAAAGATCTCGCGAAGAGCTTTTGGACCTTATTGAAACACAGGATTCTGATCTTTTAAAAGAAGTTGAAAGAATAGAATGGGTGTTTGCGAATAAATTGAGTCACCTTAATTGGGCTGATGGTACCCCTGTTCTTGAGCATAAGCTGACAAATGAAGAACTTGCTCTTTTGATTGATGAGCCTTTTCAGGTTAATAAAGAGTTAACAGAAATAGGATACAGTGCGGTGATGCAGCGTGAGCTCCATTTGTCTAAAGATCCTGTTTTATGGGGCAAGAAAACCCTAGGTATTTTCCCCCGCGCCTATCAGATATTAATCATCCGCAATCCCTCCTTGTTTAAGGTTTTGCGTTCTGGTCGCCGGGCGGGAAAAACTTTCGGAATGGCACTTATAGCACTACATTACGGCTATACCACCGCTAATGGCAAAGTATTGGTGTTGACCCCCATGAAGACTCAGGGACAGCTTATTTATGAAGAGATAATGAAGTTTATTAAAGCATCTCCCGAGGTTGGTGAGTGTGTAACCCGCAATGTGACTAGTCCTCAGTATGAGATTAATTTAAGTAATGGATCTACAATTAGGTTCTTCTCAACGGGTATGAAAAGTGGTGGCCGTAGTGATGTAACCCGTGGTCAGGAGGCACATCTTATAATTCTTGATGAATTAGATTATATGGGCGATGATGATCTTGAGGCGGTTTTTGCAATGATGCAGAAAACTGCGGAGAATCAACCAGATAAACAGATGATTGGTGCCTCAACGCCAACTGGGCGTCGATCTATATTTTGGGGATGGTGTAATGATATAGAGAGTCCATTTGGTGGTAGTTTTGGTATCCTTCGTATGTAAACCCGCATTGGGATATGAAGATGGAAAGCTTTTTTTCGGGGGTCAATACACAGAAATGGGTTTTTCGCCACGAAATTGAAGCTGATTGGGGTGAAGATGTAGATGGTGTGTATCCGCGCAAATATGTGGATATATCGTTTCACGGTAACGATTGGTCATATATGCCCCAGAGAGTGAATCAAGATACTTTCTATGTGATGGGTGTAGATTGGGATAAGTATGGTGCTGGTACTAATATAGTTGTTTTGGAGGTCTTTGGTAAGGATCATCCAGATAAGAAACTTAGGAAGAAATATCGTATAGTTTATCGTGAAGAAGTCAAGAAAGAAGAGTATCTTCTTTTAAAGGCCGTTGATAGAATTGTTGAGCTGGATCATGCATTTAATCTTAAGCACATATATGTAGATAGGGGATATGGTGAGGTGCAGGTCGAGCTACTACACAAATATGGCAAAGAACATGCTAATTCTAATCTTGATACTAAGTTGGTTGGTGTTGCCTTTAATGAGTCGATAGAAATTCGCGATCCACACCTCATGCAGATAGTTAAAAAAGACGCCAAAGCATTTATGGTAGATAATTTAAGACAATTTTTTGAGAAACAACTACTTTTAATTCCGGAGCATGATGAGGAACTTTATAAGCAGCTTATTTCTTATGTTGTAATACGTCAGACTCAATCTGGCAAACCAGTTTTTGAGGCCCCAGAGTTAATTGGTGATCATGTGCATGACGCACTAATGCTGGCGTGCTATGCTATTACTGACAATTATGGAGAGTTTCTTAATATGAATTACGCCACTAATATGGTTGTAGTAAAAAATGATTTCTTTTCTCCAGTAGCAGATTTAAGTTCTCACCCAGGAGAGAGACAAAAGGAAGAAGAGTACTATAAAGATAAATATGGGAGTATAGCGGCTGCACCAGTTAAGCTCAAGAGAGCTGGTTTAGGGCCGGGAAAACGCCGCAGTAAGAGTTTTAGAAGGAAAATGTTTTAATGGCAGAGAGACCTACTGAGAACATTAATTTTAAGGGCCCAGAGTCTGAATATAGGCCAGAGATAGGCTACGCTAAGCGGGACATTGCTGCATCCTCCTCTTCTGGTCCTTTTAGGGGATATCACGATATAGACTTATTAAGGGATCTTTTGGAGCGCATCCTGCGTGAGACTAAAAACATTATTGTTATCACAAATACCATTCTTAATACCTATAACCTTAAAGCCTCTACTGTGCAGCTTCAAGACGTTATGAGAACGGAGATACCAGAAGATTTAGACGAGCCTAAAGACTATATGTCGTTTGAGCAATATAAGGCATATGAATACCTAGAGACGCGTGGAGCCAAGTACGCAAGAAGAGCATATGAAGATACCGTGCGCGGTCCTTCGGGCACTCCGGCTTTGGACATACAAATTATAAATTCTGAGATATATAATGAAGCAGTTCGTGTTGAAGGCTTTTTAGATGACTACCTAGGAGATATTGATGACACGTCAGAATTTCGTATCCTTGAATCCTTCCAGGATTGGGCGCACATGGCGCTTAAATACACGAGGGTTTTCAGGGGCGTTCTCGATGCGGGAGAAGAAAACAGACCTCAAATTCCAGAGCAAGAAATTACGAAGCTCTCCAAAGATCAGGCAAGAGCATTCCAGACTCTTTTTAAAACTAAATTAAACGCTTTCAATGATGAAATATCTAGAACCTTAGAAGACATTAAAAAAGAGAATTCATTTCAAGATGATTTCTATAATAAGTTTTTAGGTCCTTCTGTTAAATTTAGAATTAATACTGCTAGCCACTTGCGTCAGAGTATGGCCGCTGGATTTTTTGGCAATCAAGCAGAGAGTGCCGAAAGGCTTTTTGGTGACAATATAGAGTCAGCAGTTGCGGATCAAATGAAGCGTAACGTTATGTTTGAAAAACGCTTTAATGAATTAGAAGTTAGGATTAAAGCGCGCAATGCCTATGCGGGATACATCAACGAACTACAAGTACAGGGATCCCCAGTAAAGAAGCCTTTTGTTGATGTAGAAATCTCCTCTGAAGAAAAAGAAGCATTTCAGAGTATGGCACAAACAGCACAAGAAGCTCAGGAAGAAAAAAACGATTTTCGCTCCTCACACTATGATCTTAGTGATATGGGCGAAGACGATGCTCATCCGCAGTATCTTCTAAAGGCGGGAGACACAATTACTGGCGATGTCCTATTTGGAGACGATGCTACCATAGATGGCATTACACCATCAACACACACACACACGGGTTCTGATGGTAGTGCCATGGTTCCCGGTACGTCGATTACGCCCGGCACCCTTAATACGATCCTGTTAGATTTTCTTGAAGACGTAGAAATTCCTAGCAGCCTAAGGATTATCAACCAGGAAACGTCAGCTGACGGTAGCGGTCTAACCAATATTCAATTAGCTTGGGATACATCATCAGATCCTGGGGTGCAGTTCGAATTGCAGTTGGTTCAGATTCCGGAGGGAACTGTCTTAGCGTGTTCGCGTGGTTATGTAGGAGATTATCCAGAGACAGCTTGTCAGCCTTGGTCAACTGCTAGGATCTACCTTAATTCCGGACCCGACGTTAGCCAAACGGGTACATCCGTCATTGCCCCTGTTGATCAGCCCGTTGCCTTTAGGGTTAAGGCTTCCGAGATTTTACCTTTAACTGATGATGTTTTTGTAACTGCCTACGACAGTGTGAACAGAGGCGGTGTTGGGATCAGTTTATGTGGGGTAAACGATGAAACCACTCTTAGTTATTATGTTATGGATTCTGAGAGAGATATTCTTTCCTCAACTCTTTCTTGGGAGATTGGCGCTGCTGCCCAAGAGCAGAACCTAATTTCGATGTCAAGAATAAACGACACTGATTTCCTGCTTGCTGGAGTTCATAACTTTATGTATAGTGAGGTTGTTAATTATGTCCCCAATATTTGGTACCGTGGCACCAATGAAGCATGGTGGCCCACAATAGCGCTAGTAAGGGCCACTTACGCCACTGCCGCTACACCCGTGGGAACGCTATCTGTGGTTACCCGTAAGGAGGCTTATGGCATAGATGCCAATGCAGAGACGGATGTTTCTGAAGGATATGTATACCATTATGGTAATTATTTGGGGTTTCCAGCTATGGACGCAATAGACGAGAGCACCCATGTCTATGGATATATTCTTACCACCGCTAATGGGACGCAGCTTTATTTGAATATTCTTACTTTAGATTATGGTGATTCTGGAGAATACGCGACTATAGATATTGATCAAGAAAATGAACTTCTCATTCCTGATGCGTTTTCGGTAATCGACGCACAGATCGTTGTATTGTCGAGCTCTAAAATAGCACTACTATTTAACGAGAGTACTTCTGCTGGCGGGTTAGCTCCTGGTTGGTATGTGTGTGTCGTTAATATAACGAGCGGGGTACTTGATGGGGACCTAGAGAGTCCCACACTCGTTGTGGCGCAAGCGGATTGTTCAGGGTATCCATCTATTGCTAAAATAGATGATGATACTTTTACTGTGCTTTGGGATGAAGCAGATACGGGGACGTGTTAGAATATGGCCGATGAGACACTAAGAGCTAAGATATACAGCGTAAACGGCACCACTATCACTAACGATCTTGTTTTGGAAGACCATGTAGTGGACGCCTCTCTTCAAATGTCCTCCTCCCCCTATAGTATTTCTAGGTGGGACGACGACACCCTATTAGCGGTATGGTCATCAAGTGCTGACAATCCCCAGGGAGAAATTACTGCTCGATCCAAGGCTGCGTTTTTATACTTTGATAAGTATCTAGATAGTGGTTTTACCCAGGAGACGTTTGATCTTCCATATGAGATGCCAGCCCAGGAGCAGGGATCAAGACTTTCGACCAAAATGAGATTAGGCGAAACTGATCACTTTGTTGTGGGCGCCGGTGGCGGCGCTGCCAAGGCACCCATTTTTATCCCCGATATTCCCGACCCTGCTACAACTAAGGCTACTTGGGGTAATTCATTTGAGATTAAAGACTGGCCGGATGATGATGATACTGGCTCATATCCTCATCCTGATGTGGTTGAACCATATTTAAGTATTACATCTACTGAAAGATACGATTCGTTTAGCGCAGTAGAGCTTAATGGGGCATATAATGGTCAGGTTTTAGCGGTTTGGGTTGATAATTATTCAGCTATAAAGTCGGCAAAAGCTTCATCCGTTAACGATTTCCTTACGACCGACGATAGTCTGGGCACTGCCACAACACTCGTGTGGGACCTAACTGATCCTGCTGTTTGTGTTTTTAGGGCCCCACAGGATGGGTTTCTGTATATGATTTGGGCGTCTAGAACCAGAACCCCCGCTAGCTACCACGGTACCTTTCCTGCGCCTTTGGATCTATACTTTGACCTCCCCTCAACACTTATATACAAGAGTGTCGACGAAGGTGATAATTGGACTTATTTTGATTATATTCAGATCCCTGATGATATGGCTGCGCCAGCTAAAACCACTCAAAATGTAAGTTGGGATAAATCATCTTCAGCTAACTATGACCCCTCAGACTCAAATGGTAGGACAGTTGGAGCAAATAAATATGGAATAATTGTGGGAACTCCTCTTTTTAAGGATTTAGGTGGAGGGATATGGAGTTGGACTTTTTCGGGTGTGCGTTGGGCCAAATCCAATGATCTTTTTTTTGGTAATTGGTTAGATCACACAGATCAAGTTGTGTGGCACTCTCCAGACCCAACTAGTGGAGCGGGAGCCTGGGGGTATGGGACCTGGAGTTTTTATAGCAAGCCGAATAACGCTTATAATGTCTTATTTCCGGAAAACGTTTTGGATGGCTCAACCGCATCCAGAAATGTCGCGTTGGTGGATGGCACATATTATTGGGCTATGAGTACAGCTTCGAATCTTTTTTATGGTTATACCCAATTATGGAGGACCACCGATCCTTCTATTGGCGGCAATTGGACGAGCGTTTCTCTTGTGAGGTCAGAATGGTATTTATATGGAACATTTTATCGGTTAATTTATAATCCAATAGCACCCTTGGTGTTTGGTGACAACGCCTATCCAACCGGCGCTGCCGCACTCCATATGCACACTGGTGGTAGAGTCTATGTTTGTGTAGATGGTCTTGTAGATGGTGCGGATTATAGGGACTCCCTAACGCCATTTAGAGAGATTGCTGGATTGGGCAATATCTATCAGAATGGAATGATTCAAGAGTTGGAAGCTTCTGTTCTTAGTGAGGGCGAGCACTACATATTTACCAATAATGGTTATATAACTAATCTGGTGGCAACGTCTCCAGATCAACACAATGGCGTTCACGTTTATGTGGTGGATCGCTGTTCTGAGACAAGTATTTATTGAGGATATTATGTCAGTTTCAAATTATCTAAATGAAAAACTTTTAGATCATATTTTACGCGAGGATATTAGCTCAACCAGTTTTGCACAACCTACTTTGCGATATATGTCACTACACGACTCTAATCCCACCGCAGATGGAACTGCCTCGACAGAAATTACGGGCGGGGGCTATGTTCGTCAGGCTATAAATTTTAATGCCCTTACCTCTGGTTATGTATCTAATGCTTCCGCAGTGAACTTTACGTCATTGCCCCCAGTGCCCTCGGGGCTTACTCATATGGCGTTTTGGGATGCGTTAGAAGATGGAAATCTTTTGTTTTTTGAAGAGATTAATTTTGATNCGGCATCCGATGCAATTATTAATGACGGGGATCAGTTAANCTTTCCCAGTGCGTCTATTCAGGTACGCTTCCTTCCGACGGAGGAATAAATGGCGACCATTACTGTTACGAGCCAATTGTTAGAAACTCGTGGAGATATAGATGTCACAGTTGACTCTACATATATTGGTCGCTCACCTTTGTGGTGGGATTCCAATTGGTCTTATAGGAGATACCTAACGATAACAGCACCGGCTAGTGGATTAGAGGTGCGCCACCCCATCACCGTAAACGTAAGTAAAGATCCTATTGGTAGAAATAAAATGAGATCAGACTTTCAAGATATTCAAGTCCTCCAACTTCTGCAGTCCACTCCCGAAAAGTGGAGACTGGTACCCAAAGATATTACCGCGTTTGAGACAACCGTAAGAGTAAGATTTAACCTAGCTATCGCACTAAGTGCTAATGGGGTTTCTGATGGTGAGTATTTTATTTATTATGGGAATAGTGATTTAGTTGGTGATCCAGTTGTAGGATCTTATACGTATCAGCCATATCCTATTGCAATAGATACAGATTCATCTGCGGTTACATATACCAGGCCAGGAAGAGACTGGGAAGATGGAGTCGCATCTAATTATGGGGCTAAGGCAACGGTTGAGTTTATTGGAGAAGATATTCAAATTTACTCGACAAAAGGGGCGGATTGGGGTATTGCAGAAGTCCAGCTTGACGATGGAAGTTGGACACAGGTAGATTTATTTGCAAGTGCGACAGCTACGGGGCAGGTTGTGTATACAACTTCTGGTTTATCTGAGGCCAAGCACACCCTAAGAATACGAACTACTGGGCAGAAGCATCCTTCGTCTAGTGATAATAAAATAAACTTTGAAAAGTTCACCTATAAGAAACATGGATTAGCTGTAGACGTTAGGGAAGAAGCAAATTCCAGGTTAATGTGGAGTACGGGAATTGGTGGAAAATAGTGACCGAAGAAATTCGTAGGACCCTACAAAACTTAAAGCCGGGGGCGAGGTACATAGTTAGAGCGCGAACTATTAACCCCTTTGGCGTCACATCGGAATGGTCTGAGGCTCTTGAGTTCACAGCATCCGGCGATTTGGTTGACGGGGACCTGATAGGTGTGATAGGTATTGCTGGTGGTGGTACCAATTCTAACGAGGCTACACTAGGAACTGAAGATAATTTTTTAACCTATAACGGCACAAGGATAACCGCATCTGCCTATGACGAAACTAGTTTTGCTGTCGCCGCACATACACATCTAGAGGTAGATATTACGAATTTAAATCATGTTGTGAATCTTGTTTCTAATGTGGCGCAGGATGTCATTTTGGGCAGGGTCACTGCTGGCTCTGGAGATTCTGAAGAGTTAACAGCTACTCAGGTTAGAACCCTTATTAATGTTGAGGATGGCGCCGACGCTACCGACGCAACAAACGTTGCCGCTGCGGGCGCGGTAATGGAATCGGACACTACGACCGTGTTGATGTCATTTGTTATTGACGAAGATAATATGTCCTCTGATTCGGCCACGAAAGTTCCCACACAACAAAGCGTTAAGGCCTATGTCGATGCCGCCGCCGCTTCTTCGTTAACGTATGAGGGTGGTTATAATGCCGCTACAAACACTCCAGACCTGGACGTATCTCCTTCTGGGGTTTTGGCTGGAGATACCTATACTGTTACGGTTGCGGGTACATTTTTTACTGTAGGGGTTGAGGTCGGCGATGTGCTTATAGCAGAGGCAGATGGTGCGTCGGCCGAAGCTGATTGGACTATGGTTAATAGAAATATTGATGCCGCCACTACAGCCGTGGCAGGTATTGCCGAGTTAGCTACTACAGCTGAGGTAGATACGGGAACAGATACAGAAAGAGCTATTACTCCTGATGCCCTTTCTAATTCGGCACTTCAAATAAAAGTTAATGGAGTTGAAGCCCTCGCAGACGTTACTGACGCAACCAACGTTGCCACTGCGGGCGCCGTGATGGAATCAGACACAACAACTGCTGCAATGTCGTTTGTTGTAGACGAAGATAATATGACCTCTGATTCGGCTACAAAAGTTTCTACCCAGCAAAGCATCAAAGCTTATGTGGACGCATCTGTATTAGAGCAGGTAGTCGAACTTCAGGTGACCGATCCTGCGGGCAGCGCACTTTCGGCAGGGGATGGTCAGGCCTTTTTTGTCGTCCCTACGGTATTGAATGGGATGAATTTAACCTCCGCCCATGCTGCGGTTATTACCGCCGCAGGGGGCGCTACACCGGGTGATATAGTTGTTCAGATTTATAACGTGACACAGGCCGCAGACATGTTAACAACAGAGGTATCAATTGATGGCGGCGAAAATACATCCTATACTGCAGCTACGGCACCCGTTATTGATACAGGTAACGACGATGTTGCGACGGGAGACATATTAAGAGTAGATGTAGATTCGGGTGCACCCGACGCATATGGGTTGGTGGTTATGTTAGGATTTACGATGCCATGATTAAGGTTATAAAAAGTTATTTCACCGAACCCTTTAATCTTATAGATGATACGTCTGACGTTATTGCTGGGTGGTGGGTTGAGAACCCAGACTGGACGGACCCCGGTAATGGGAATGAGGTTTCTTCTGGCGTTGATTCTTTCTCAGACCTGGGCTATAACATGCCAATGTTGAAGACTGGGGCCGCTGCTCCTGATTATTTTGATTCACTTTCTAACTTAAATGGTAAGCCAGGGTTAAGTTTTAGTGATTCTTCTGGAGATTTTTTGGAGGTAAACTGGCTTGTTTATTTGTCTGAAGTTGGAGGGTCAACAGCTCAACCCGATTCGTTAGCTATTATGTTTACGTGGACGGGCTCTGCTGCTACGCAATATTTTTTTGATGGTGACGGCATTGCTTATAGGGCGATGATTGCCAGGACTTCATCAAATATGAGATTATATGCCGGTGCCACCCTAAATACCGGCACTGACATTACCGCCAATATCCCCTATCTTGTAGTTGTCCATAGAAATGGAACCTCCAGTCGTATAGATGTTATCGGCAACGCTGCTTCAGATTCTGATACCGGCAATGCTGGAACCAATAAGTTATATGGATATCATTGGGGATCAAACTATACCGGGGGTTCACAGACAGATTTTGATAGTCCATTTGCTATATCTGTTGATGGTAATATTTTTGAGAAGAGTTGGTATAATGACTTTAAAAACTGGTGTAGCATGTACTATGGTGTTGACGGTGGATGATTTTGGGGGGGTAGTTTTATCGTGATAAAATATAAGCAGGAAAGTTATGTTGATAGGGGAACTTTATGAGCTTAATGATGGCCACAATGGCCGCCGCTGCAACTGCGTCTGGGTCATCGTCGCCCACTGCGACTCTGCTAGACCAGACCGTCGACGCGACGACCGGGACGTCGATCGTTTCGGGGTCCGTGTCACCCACTTCTGACTGCCTCCTCGTCGTGTTCTGCCGCATGTCTCGCAACGAGGCTGCCAACATCAACGTGTCGGCCACCACTCTCTCGAATGTCGGGTCATGGACCGACGCTTCGATCTACTCGGGGGACTTGTCGGACGGCACGATCGGGGTGTCTTACGCGAAGGTGACCGGCGCGCCAGGCTCGGGCACGATCACAGTCTCGTGGAACAATGGGCGCACCTACCGGGCGATGCACGTCATCCAGGTTGAAGGCCACGACACCACTTCCCCAGTCACGCAAACCAAGCTCACCCAAGAAGGCTCGGGATCGGCTACACATACAGGCACGTTCGACGCGTCCGTAGACTCGAACGCTCTAGTCCTCGCCGGGATCACCCACCATGCTGCTGGTGTGGGTGACATCACCGAAGGTGCCGCTTTCACGAAGCTCGCCGAGTCGGCCATCACCAGAGCCCTCCACACTGAGTACGACCGCGAAGGCCCTGCCGACACATTCGACTGGTCCGGTCTCAAGACAACCGAAGCCCGCGCCAGCGCCGCCATCGAGATCGCAGCCGCCTAACCATGCCGTCTTAACACCTCCGGACCCGAGGGGGGATAAAGGCCGCTGTAGATATTGTGGTAAAATATACAGGTAAGAAAACATAATGGAGAGAGATATGAGTGAAGAGAATAGAATTGGTGATATAAGAATAGAAATTACAACTGATGAGATTAAGTATCATACTGAGGATTTTTCGGCGCCTGAGGTAGTGTTTTGGCTAGAAATGGTTAAGACCACCGTTGTAGAAATGCTGTTGGAAGGTGCGGACAAATCTAATTAACTCATAAACGTTATATAGATTTGTTTTTTGTTTTATAGGTTACTATCTCTTTAGAGGTCTTCAACCAATTAGGGGTATATAAATGGCCATTCGCGATTTTCTGCCATCGTTTAGTCGGGAATTAGTTTCTGTTGAAGCTAGATCTTCTCAGACTTTAGATGCGGAACAAAGAAAAGCTCTAGCTAAGGGATTTAAGGTTTCAGCATTGGCGTTGGGATACAATGGCTATCCTGCTTCTTTAAATAAGAGGGCCAATTTTGAGGATCCTCCTTATGATTTTGACAAGATTACGAATGCAGTAGATACCGATTCTTACGCTAAAGCAGCTTTTGCGAAGTTTAGGGAGCTTTTTTGGAAAGAAGGCTGGACTATTGTTGGTGAGAATCCTGAGGCTATAGATTATTTATATGAGCGTATGGACTATATGGAAATTGCGATGGGTCGTCCCTTCCGCGATTTTTTGTCTGATATTGTTGACCAGCTGATTCGATATCACAATGTGTTTGTGGTCAAGTCTAGGTCAAAGGTAATTGACGAGGAGTTTCCAGAGGACCTAGAAGGGGAGGAGATCAAGGGTCCGTTGATAGGATATTATCTTATCCCAACAGAATCCGTACAGATTTT